GAGGATTCGGAAGTGTGGACATTATCTGTGGAGGATTTCCGTGCCAGGCTTTCAGTATTGCAGGAGCAAGACGAGGATTTGAAGATACACGAGGAACTCTCTTCTTTGAAATTGCAAGGTTCGCATCTATTCTCAGACCTCGATATCTATTCCTTGAGAATGTCAAAGGACTCCTCAATCATGAAAACAATCATTTATCAGATGGCTATCGTATTCGCAAGCTAACACCTCGCGAGTGTTGGAGATTACAAGGTTTTCCAGACTGGGCTTTTGATAAAGCTCAAGAAGTAAATAGCAACAGTCAATTATACAAACAAGCAGGGAATAGCGTGACCGTGAATGTCATCGCTGCAATGGCAAAGGAGTTACAATGAACACACTAGAAAATGTCAAACAACAATTTATTGACCGTGATTTAGAAAACGGAGGAAAATAATGGCTAGAGATATTTTAACCGATTTAGCATTTGAGAATTTTCACAAATGTATGGGAATTCCTGATTGGAACGAGTCTGATGAAGTAATTCTTGTTAGCTCAGCTAACAAAGAACAAATTGAGTCAGATGAAAGTTACCGTTCAGACGGAAAATGTAATTATCTTGGCAAACGAATTTGTATCTTCTGTGGACAAGTGAAGAAAAATAATTACATCACGCTACATAAATCTATGTTAGAAAAAATTATTAAGACAATGGGATCATTTAAAGAAACGGAAGAAACGGAGGAAAAATAAGATGAATACAAAAATGAATTTGGAAGAAAAGGTTCAACAGTGGTTTGTTGACCGTAACTTGCATGAAGCAAATCCAGTCAAGCAGTTCTTGAAGCTGATGGAGGAGTCAGGAGAATTGTTTGAGGGAATTGCAAAAGACAAATCTGAGCTGATTTATGATGCGCTTGGTGATATTCAAGTCGTATTGATTGGGCTTGAGCAACAAATCAAGAACAGTGCTCAGATTTCAGCTAATCAACAGGAACTTGAATTGCTGTTGATGGTTTCGAGTTTAGGCAATATAGCTCAGAAGCTATATGCTCATGTCTGTCACAATGAAACACAAATTCCGTTAATCAAAGCAGACTTGATGTTTCTTGATAGTGTGATTAGTTCTGTTTCGTTATTTAATAAGACAGATGCAGAAAGTTGCTTGCAGATTGCGTATGATGCTATCAAGGACCGTAAGGGCAAGATGATTGACGGGGTATTTGTGAAAGAGGAGGATTTGGGATGATACCGAAGTTTAGGGCATGGATGAAGTCGTTGAAATGGATGTGTGATGTCACTAATATTTCATTTGACAGTAAGTTCGTAGATATCTGTCAGAAGGGAGATACTGAAAGATATACAGAAATGTCAGTAGAGTTTGACGAAATCGAACTCATGCAATCAACAGGATTCAAAGATAAGAACGGTCAAGAAATCTTTGAGGGGGATGTAGTTAGACAAGTACGAACCCAGCCAACTACAGAAAATGAAATAATCACAGGTGTTGTAACTATGCTTGAGGGTGCTTGGTTGATTATGAATGATAATGAGCAATTAGCAAGTTATTTGTGGTCAGAGATGGACGAAAACGAAATCATCGGCAATATCTATGAAAATAAAGATATTTTGGAGGAAGAAAAATGAAACCAGAAATAATTGATAACGTAAATAAACCAAGCCACTATCAAGGTAGATACGGTATGGAATCAATTGATGCTTTAAGGAACTTCATGACACCAGAACAGCTGAAAGGCTTTTATCTTGGAAATGCCTTGAAGTATCAATTGCGATTTCAGAAGAAAAACGGTCTTGAAGACTTAAAAAAAGCCAGAAAGAATCTCGACTGGCTTATCGACGAAATAGAGAATGAGCAGACACAATTGAGGAAAAACTATCGTAGAACATAGACGATAATGGCATTAAAAAAAGCCAAGACACTCTCTGTCTCAGCAATAATCTCAATAATATTATTATATCACAAAAAGGAGATAGAGAGTGAAGGCTAAAGAGCTATTGAAAGAGTTGCAGGATCTGGACATGGACATCCAAAGCCGTATAGACGAAATTAACGAGCTTGAGGCTGGTTTGCTCTCAAGTCCAAAGTGGACTGATGTCAAAGTTCAAGGCGGTCAAGCTAGAAAAGTTGATGACGTATATACTCAGCTTGTCGTTATGAAAGAGGCTATAGAACAAGATACTAAAGAGGTTATTAACAGAAAGCTTGAGCTAGGTCGGATGATCAACAAGCTTAAAAATCCAAAGTACAGGGCAATCCTGAGAATGACATATATTACTAAAACGTATATCGAGGATATTTGTGATAAGTTATCAATCAGCAAGAGCTCGTATTACAGCATGCGTAAGGTTGCTATTGAAGAGCTGGAGGTAATTTTGGAATAATTTGGAATATCTTGAGTTATCTTGAGAGTATCTTGAGAATATGTGTACATTAAAATAATCCTGATGTGCACTGTAACGATAATCTGTTAGAATGGTAGTATCAAGAATTAAGGTATATCACCCATTAACTTACAAATGGTTGCGGAGCGACTAGACCTTGCATGATTGCGTAGCTAATTATATCCTAGGTAAGTTATAAGCTAGAGGGTTTGATTCCCTCAGAGGTTTTAAATGACTACACAAAATAAAAAAAGAAAAAAGTAATTTCTAATTAACACCGCAAGTCTGTAGTCTACTTGCACTGAGTCACTCTTTGAGTGGCTTTTTTAGTTTATTATTGGTAGGTGAATAATGGATGTCTCGACTAGAGAAGAACGCAACCAGTTTTACAATTCCAGTGAATGGAGAGCACTTCGTAAGTTAGTACTTGAACGTGATCACAACGAATGTGTTTGGTGCAAAGATGAAGGCAAAGTCACGAGAGAGAACCTAGAGGTTGACCACATTAAGGAGCTAGAGTTCTATCCAGAGTTTGCGCTTGATATCGATAATCTACGAACATTGTGCAAAGCATGTCATAACAAGAGACATGATCGCTTTGATAAGAATGACAGAAATTTCAGAAAAGATGAATGGTGGGGCTAGGTGAACAAATCTTAAATACCCCCCGGTCAAAAAAATCGAGAAATTTCAAAGACGCGGGTAAGCGGTCTGCACTCGACTGTCCAAATTTTTATTATTTTTTTCATACACGACCCCCCTCCCCCTCTTAAAAAATAAAAATATGAAAGGAGGCAATAACGATGAGTTTAGCTAAGCGAAACGAAAAAGTTAGAACTGAGCAAAAGCGTCTCATGGCTCAATTTTCGGATATACCTCCGAACAAAAAAAGTCTAGCTTATGGATTAATAATTCAAGCAGCAAGACTCAGAGTTGCATTGAATGAGATGTGGGAAGATATATCTAAAAAAGGATATTACACATTATTTAAACAATCCGAGCAGCAAGACCCTTATGAAAGAGAAAGACCAGTTGCTAAATTATATAATGCTCAAGAAACTAGTTATCAAAGAATTATAAAACAGTTGATCGATTTACTGCCAGATGAAAAAATCGAAGAGGCAGAAAAAAAACAAGTCGAAAGTAGTGAATTGCTATGATTTCACATCCACTTGTCGACGAATACATTGAACTGGCAGAACAAGGAAAGATTATTGTTAATCATGAAAGAAAGTTGCTGTTTAAGATCATCAAAGAGAAAATCTATCCTCGTGATGATCTATATTTTGATAATGACTTAATTGACAAGTTCATTCGGTTTACGGAAAAGAACTTTTTCCCTCTTGCTAAGTATCAACTTTTCTTGACTCCGTTTATCTTTCTTTTTCGGAAGGAAGACGGGGAGCCACATTTCAATGAATATCTGTATACTCTTGCTCGTGGTGGTGGTAAGAATGGTTTTATGTCTGCGAGAGCTAATTTTTTCATCAGTCCAATTTATCCAATCAGAGATTACGATGTGACCATCACGGCAAACTCTGAAAGACAAGGTAAAGTTTCTTTCGAGGAAGTTTATGAGACTATCCAAAGGAGAGGTCTTGAGGACCATTTTTATCTAACTAAAATGTCTATCACAGGTCGAGCGAATAACTCGGTCTTTTCTTTTCGGACGAATAATCCGAAGACTATGGACTCTGCTCGTGATGGATGTCTTGAGTTTGATGAGATTCACCAGTTTGAAGATGATAAGGCTGTGAAGGTTCAAAGGTCTGGTCTTGGTAAGATTGCTCATTCTAGAACATTCTATAACGGGACGAATGGATATGTGCGCGAGGGGTTCTATGACAAGCTGATAGAAAAGTCTATGCAAATCTTGAATGGTGAGATTGATGATTTTAGATTTTTCCCTTTTATCTGCAAGTTAGATAATGCGGATGAAGTGGATGACATGAGGAATTGGACGAAAGCAAATCCGATGCTGGATGAAACCACACCATATGCAAAACGACTACTATCCGCTACGAAAGCAGATTATGATGACCTTGAGCTGGAGCCGTCTGGCCGTCAGGAATTTATGACAAAACGGATGAATCTTCCTGAAGCGGATCTTGAAAAGGATGTGACGACTCGTGAGAAGCTGCTGGCTTGTCTGCGGTCTCCTGGTATCGACTTAAAGGGGCGCTCATGTGTTGCTGGGTTTGACTATGCGAGCATCCGAGACTTTGCGAGTGTTGGTTTGCTCTTTAAAAATGGGGATGAGTTTATCTGGAAGCAACATTCATTTGCACGAAAAGCATTTTTGAAAGCTTTTAAGCTGAAAGCTCCTATTCAGGAATGGGCAGACAGAGGCTTGTTTACAATTGTGGACGGTCCTAGTATTGACCCTCGTTTATTGGTCGAAAAATTGAATGAATGGAGTAAGTTTTATCAGATTGAGCTTGTATGCGCTGATGGTTTTAGAATGGACTTGTTAAAACCGCTTTTGGAAGAGGCTGGTTTTGAATATGAGTTCTTGCGGAATCCTGGGGCGATTCAATCGAAGGTTGCTCCAATTATTGAAGATGGATTTGCGAATGAGCGTTTTGTCTTTGAGGGTGATAACTCTATGATTTGGTATACAGATAATACCTACGTCAAAGAGGACAAGGATGGCAATAAGCGTTTCTTGAAGAAAGAACCCGTCAGAAGAAAGACGGATGGTTTCCATGCCTTGATTGCTGCTCTTTACAAGAGGGAGCTGGTGCAAGAGTCGAATGTCGGGGAATTTCTTGATATGCTCGATAGCTGGGATTTTTGATCTAAGAATAAATTTTGGGTGGGTGGTCGGCAGAAAATAAAAGAAAGGAGGAAGTGCATTGGGGTTACTGAATTTATTTAAGCGTGAAGTGCCAGAGGTCGGTTTTGAGTTCGAGGATCTTGAGCGGATGTTCGGGAATCTGCAGATCAAAAGCTTAGCGATTGATAAATCAGCCGAGTTCATCGCTCGAATTTTTGCTAAGTCAGCATTTAAGTATCAAGAAAACGGTAAGGCTAAGCCTTCTGATTGGGACTACTTGCTGAATGTAAGGCCAAACAAGAATGAATCTGCGTCAGACTTTTGGCAAAAGGTCGTCTATAGGTTGATCACTAAGAATGAGGTCCTAATCTTTCTTACAACTGATGACCAGTTGCTCGTTGCTGACTCTTATACACGGACTAAATATGCTGTTTATGATGATGTGTTTGAGTATGTGACTTGCAGAGGGTTCACATTTGAGAAGCGTTTTAGAATGAGCGAAGTCATTTTTTTACAGTACAACAATAATCGACTGCAAGATTATATTTCTGACTTATTTGCTGATTACGAGAAGTTGCACACTCGTTTGGTTGAGGCCTTGGCTAGGAATAATCAAATCAGAGGAACTCTGAAAACCAAAAACAATGGGAGTTTTAATACGGAGATGCTTACGAAACTTCAATCTTATGCAGAAGTTCTTTTTAAATCGTTTAGTACTAAAACAATTGCGATTGTTCCAGCTCAAGATGGAATGGAATACACTGAGCATACGAATACAACAGGGACTTCAAATATTTCTGTTGATGAGTTGAAGAAATTTCGTCGGCAATTTGATGATGAGGTCGCTGATATCTTGGGGATTCCAACAGCTTTAATTCATGGTGATATGGCCAATCTTGAAAATAGCCAAAAGATGTTTAATAGTTATTGCTACCAATCACTCGTTAAGAAAATGAGTGATGGGCTTAATTTCGCTTTAGTGTCAAGACGGCAATACGAGCGCAATAATCTATTTGTAATCATTGGCGAAGGTCAGAAAGATAAGTTTGCACTTGCCGAAAACATTGATAAGCTTATTTCTTCTGGAGCGATGACTCGAAACGAGGTGCGCTCTGAACTTGGCTTAGAATCTGTCCCTGGTGGCGATAAATTCCTCATCACCAAAAACTATCAACTTGGTGAACAGTTAGAGAAAGGAGGTAAGAAAGAAGATGAAGGTAATTCCGATTAAGGGTACGATTGTATCAAACAATGACAGATGGCTTTACGATTGGCTTGAGTGGGATGCAACCGCTCCGAAAGATGTCGTACTTCCTGAAAGTGGCGAACCGATTGAGGTTCATATCAATTCTGGTGGAGGTGATGTCTATGCTGGTAGTGAAATCTATACTGCTCTACGCTCGTATCCTGGCGACGTGACCGTGAAAATTGTCGGTATTGCAGCAAGCGCAGCAAGCGTGATTGCAATGGCAGGAGATACGGTTGAAATCAGTCCGACTGCCCAAATCATGATCCACAATGTCTCAACTCAAGTAAATGGAGACCATAATGCCTTGCTTCATGAGGCTGGGGTACTAGAAGGATTTAACAAATCGATTGCTAGTGCCTATGTTCATAAGACTGGTAAGGCTCTTGATGACTTGCTTGGATTGATGAACAAGACTACCTGGTTTGATGCTGAATCAGCTTTGAATCATGGATTTGTAGATAAGATTATGTTTACAAATGAAGTTGCTCCGACTCTGGTAGCGAGTGAAACTCCTATGATCCCAAGTGATTTTATCGAAAAAATGAGGTCAGCAATGACACCAGATATTGATAAAATCGCTGAACTGGTAGCTGAAAAGCTAGAAGCTAAACTGCCAGAAAAACAAAATGAAAATACAGACAAGGCTGTTCCTAAAGGGTTCGGTCTTTTTATGTTTTAAGAAAGGAAAAACAGAATGACAATGAAATTATCTAATCAATTTGAAAAACAACGTCAGGCATTTTTGGATGCCGTTACAAATGGCGCTCCTCAAGAAGAACAAGCAAAACTCTACAATGACATGATTGAGTCCATGACAAATGAAATGATGGCTCAAGCTCGTGATGCTGCCCGTGAAGAAGTCTCTGCCTTGAATCCATACGATGCCAAGCTGACCGCTGAAGCTCGTGAGTTTTTCAATAACATTGAAAAAGCCGCACCTCAAGGGATTGAGAAGCTCATCCCACAAGAAATCATTGACCGTATCTTTGAAGATCTGGTACAAGCTCGTCCACTCCTTCAACATATCGGCCTTAAAAATGCTGGTATCCGCTTGAAATTCCTCAAATCAGAGCAAACTGGGCAAGCTGTTTGGGGAAAAATCAATGGAGAAATTCAAGGACAACTCAAACAACAATTCAACGAAGAAGAAGCAATCCAACACAAACTGACTGCTTTCGTTGTAATTCCAAAAGATGCTGAAAAATTCGGACCAGCTTGGTTGGCAAAATTCGTCTCTGTTCAAATCACAGAAGCCTTTGCAGTTGCACTTGAAGCTGGTTTCTTGAATGGTGATGGGGATAATAAACCTATCGGACTTTCTCGTACTCTTACAGGAACTGTTTCAGGCGACCATACAACTCATGCTGAAAAAACAGCTCAAACTACTAAGTTGACTTTTGCTGACTCAGCAACCGTAGTCAAAGAATTGACAAAAGTATGTAAATACCACTCAACTAAAGCTGATGGCACTACTCCAGTTGCAGTCGAAGGCAATCTTGTAATGGTTGTTAATACAGCCGATGCTTGGGATGTGAAGAAACAATACACTTCATTGAATGCTCAAGGAACCTACATCACTGCAATGCCATTCAACATTATCTTGGTAGAATCTGTGGCGCAGACGGCTGGTAAAGTAACTACATTTGTCAAAGGTCGCTACGATGCCTTTGTCGGCGGTGGCATTTCACTTGGCCGTTACACAGAAACCTACGCCTTGGAAGATTTGAACCTTTACACTGCTAAGCAATTCGCTTATGGTAAGGCTCACGATGAAAAGACTGCCGCAGTTTGGGAATTGAAACTCCCTCAAGCCTAGTCTAGGTATTAAACCATGACTAAGGAAGAACAACTTCATCCACTCCTTAAATCCTTCAAGGAGCGGATGAGGATTTTTCACAGTGGAGAGGATAATAACCTATCCCGTATGTTGGAAAGTTCTGGGTCAGCCATCCTCAATCTGGTCGGTAGTAAGGACACTACTGATCCACGAGTGAGAGAGCTTATTTTAGAACGTGCTCGATATGCCTACAATGACCAAGTTGAGTTCTTCTATGAGAACTTTCAAGGGGATTTGATGGCATTATCACTAGAAAATTACAAACCGGAGGAAAAACATGATTAAGGTTTTAAAAGGCTTTTACGACCTCAAAGAAGGGGTATTTCGTTCTGTTGGTCAAGAATTTGAAGCGTCAAAAGAGCGTTTCGATGAAATCAACGAAGCGCTGCCTGACTTTGTTGAATGGGAAGAAAAAACTACAGAAGTAACTGAAACATCACCATACTATGTATAATCGCCCTAGCTATCGCTACAAAAAGCCAGAGGCTCAAAACGGAGACTTGAGGACTCCCCTGACTTTCTATACTTCTAAAGTTAAAGAGGGGGTTGATGGCCGTGATGTGAGTTACAAGAAGGCTTTTTATACGATGGGCCAAGTTTACTCACCTAGCTTCAAAGATATTGAGATTGCGACAGGTAAAGCATTGAAAGCTAAGATGACTTTGAAAATTCGTGACCCTCTGACAGATTATCAACCTGAAAGTAGGCATTTTGTCGAAGTTGGGGATATCCGTCTAGTTGGTAAGAAATGGCAAATTATCGATGCTCGTCCTGATTTTGATAATCGGGATTTTTTAATAGTTATTATCGGGGGTGGTCGTGATGTCTAGTGGAGCTAATCTAAAAGGATTTGATGATGTTTTGAGGAATGTCGAGGCTCGTTTAGGTGAGCCAGTGGTTCGTAGAAAGGTCAACAAGACTTTGAAGGAGACGGTTGAGGAGTTTGAGCCTACTTTCAAACGGGCTATGGCGGTGTACGCTGACACTGGGAAGACGGTTGGTGCGGTTGTTCATGGAAAAGTGACAGGTACTGCTGGTGGTGTTCCAATGGTTAAGTTAGGTTTCAAAAGTCCTCGTTGGACTCTTATTCACTTAAATGAATTTGGATACGCAAAGAATGGACATCCTCGTGGCTTCGGTATTATGCGTCGCTTTTTTGAAGGCAGCAAACCAGTCTTCAAATCTAAAGTCGGCATGAAATTAAAACAGGAGTTTTTGTAATGATTAAGGACAAATTAACTGAACTCTACAACGCTTTGGAAGAAGATGAGTCTTTATCTGGTATTAGTATCAAGTCATTTGAACGTCCTGAGACCTTGGGAGATGATGAAACAAGTATTGTCATTATCCCTGTCGGTCCTCCGACGCAGACGGCTCATGGGAGCAATACTAGTCTGTCTAAGACTTTTCTCTATCAAATCAATGTAGAGGCTACTGATCGAGTGGAGTGCAAAGAACTCCAAAGAAAAATTGAAAAGATTATGGAAGACCAGGGATTTTATCAAACCACTGGTGGTTTGGATGAATGGATTCCAGAAATCAAACGCTATGTAGATGCTCGGACCTATAAAGGTCAGAGCACTCTATACGAAGAATACTAAATTAAAGAAAGAGGTGCTATAAATGGCATTAGTTGGTTTTAAACGTATGACAATTCGTGTGTTGGATGGGAATGCTAATCCGACACTAGGAGAAAATCTTTTTGTAATTGAAGGACAAACTGGTAAAGGTGCGACTCGTACCGCTAAGATTTCAGGTCTTGCAAGTGATCCAGTAAAAACCTATGGTAGTGATGTCGCTTACCACGTATCCAATCGTGGTGTTGGTGATGTTAAGATGGAACTGACTGCAGTTGATATTCCTTCGACAGTACTTGCTAAAATCCTCGGACACCAAGTCAAAGATGAAATCATTGGTATTGGTGCAGATACAGTTGCTCCATTTTGCGCTGTTATGCTTGAGTCTCAGACTGCAAATGGGACTCAGGCACAAGTCGGATTCTTCAAAGGACAATTCTCAATGGACGCTGAAGAACTTGAAACGCTTAAAGATAAGCAAGAAGAACTTCCAGATGACAGCTTGAGTTTCGCTGCTATTGCAAGTGATGACACTGAAACAAATGGTCTTTACTATGTGAAATACATTGGTAAAGATGATGCTAAGCTCAAAAAATTCAAAGGGCAACTTAAAATGGTTGCTGCAGGGTAGGAAGAGGGCGCAAGCTCTCTTTTTATCTTTTTTCTAGAAAGGAAAGTATATGGCTAAGGTTAAATTTTTAATTAAAAATGAGAAAGGTCAAGATGTTCAAAAGACCAGTAAGGAAATTACTACTAAGGACTATCGTGACTACCTGATTCTCAATGAAGCATTATCTTCTGACTTGTCTGAAGTTGAAAAACTAGACAAGCAATTGGAATTCATCGCCTCATTGTTTGAAGATTTGGAAGTGGAAGAACTTTTGAAATACACAGATATGGCGGATATTTTTGCCATATTTGCAGACATCTACTCTCACCTGGTGGGTGATGTTGACCCAAAGGAGAAAAAATAAAGCCAAGTGAAACACTAAAACGGTTTTATGGGTTTGTCAAGCAAGCTACTGAGGGCCCATACGGTATGAGTATCCGCGATGTTATGGATACGAGCTGGGAGGACCTGATGGGCGTTCTTGGCGAAACTGAATCTGCTAAAACTGAGGAAGTCATGGATCTTGCTGACTTTCTCCAGCTTATCTGATGCAAAGGCTTTACAAAACACTTCAATAGGCATATAATAAGGGTAAGGAGGTGAGTAGGATGAAGATGGTAGAACGAAATCGCAGACGATGTCTATTTTGGACATTGACTTTTGTAATATACATCTGTTTTGGTATTTACTGTGTTTGTACGAACTTTGGGAATACGATTGGGCAGATATTATTGTCGCCATTCATCATCGCTTCTTTGCCTTTATATGGATATGGTCTACTAGGTGTTTTTATATGGGCAATGATGTCTATGGCTTTTAATGATTATAAGAAATAAAAATAAGAAAAGTCCGCAAGGGCTTTTTTCTTTTACCTGAGAGGCTAGGAAGGAGAACAATATGGCAAACGGTACGCCGTTAGGTCAGATGTATATCGAGCTAGGGCTGGACGTGTCAAAGTTCAACCCTACTCTAAATGGTGCAAAAAACGCTGTAAAGTACTTTCAAAACAATGTCCGTTCTTTGGATAGTACTTTAAAAGGAAATGAAAAAAATGCTGGGTTACTTCAAGCTAAATACAAGACTTTAGGACAAGCTATTGATTCACAACGTAAAGTTTTGGATGAGATGAAGAAAAGTTTTGATAAACTCGACCCTGGAACAGCTAAGTTTGACAAGGCTGCTGCTGATATTCAGCGTGAGAATGCTAAGTTGGCAGCAATGGAAAACCAGCTACGTGGAGTTGAAAAAGCTTTGAAAGATGTTGGTCGCGAAAATAGCTGGGCTGGGAAGATGGACAAGCTAGGAGACACCTTTAAGCGTGGTGGCGAAAAACTCCGTGCAATGGGTGATGCTATGAAGCCTGTATCGACAGTTCTTACTGCTGGCTTTGCTTTGTCAACTAAGAAAGCTATAGACTTTGAAAGTCAAATGAATACGACCAAGTCGCTCCTAGCAGATACCATCCCAACTGCGGATGAATTGAATAGTACCACACAAAAATTGGGTGAGAGTTCGAAAGGTTGGGCGAAGCAGTATGGTATCTCAACATCCTCGATCAATGAGGGGATGCAGGAAATTATCAAAAAAGGGTTTGATGCTAATCAGACTATTGCCGCTATGCCTGCTATCTTAGATGCTGCTAAGGCATCGGGGGATGATTTTAACGTGGTAATGAATGCTTCGACTAACATCTTGCGTCAGTTTGGGCTAGAGGCTAAGGATACGAACCGTATTACAGATAGCTTGACTTATGTGGCCAATAAGACATCGGCTGGCTTTTCAGATATGGGGCTAGCCATGGAGTATATAGGTCCGGTAGCTCACTCTTTAGGGATGTCTATCGAGGAAACTTCTGCAGCTATCGGTCTTCTTTCTGATAATGGTATAGCCGGTGAGAAGGCTGGTACGGCATTACGTGGTGCTTTATCAAAATTATTGAAACCTTCTAAATCTAATGCGAATGCAATGAAAGAGCTTGGTTTTAGTGTTGAAGAATTCCAGTCTGGTGCATTGAAGTTGCCAGATATTATTGATCGCATCAAGGAATCAACAAAAGGGTGGACAGATGCTGAGAAATCTTCTGCTATTGCTCGTGCCTTTGGTGTTGAAGCTCAAACTGGGATGAATGCCCTTATCAATCAAGGAGGAGATGCGCTACGTAAACTTACTAAAGAAACTGAAAATGCTCGTGGGTATACTAAGAAATTGGCGGATGAGTTGTCTAAATCATCTAAAAATGGAGTAGATCGATTCAAGTCAAGTTTGGAAGTGCTTCAAATCAATATCGGTCAGAAACTCTTGCCTCTACTCACGCCTCTCCTTGAAAAGGCAAATGAGTTTATTGAGTGGTTAGATAAGGCACCCGAAAGTACACAGAAGTTAGTACTTGGTTTTGGTGGTTTCTTAGCTTTGGGGTATCCATTGCTGAATATGTTGGGGAATGCATCAACAGGATTAGGCTATCTCTTTAAAGGTGGTAGCAAGGTTGCGAGTCTGTTTTCTAAGGGGTTAAGTCTTGGAAAAGCGGGTACGGAAGCGGCTGAACTGGGAACTCAGGTAGCTGAGACTGCAGGGAAAACTGGGCTACTCAAGACAGCTTTGGCTGGATTAACGAGTCCTGTTGGGCTTTTAGTCGGAGGTACGGTTCTGCTAGCTGGTGGTCTAGCCTATCTAGCTAATGAGAAAGACAAGGCTCGTATCAAAGCGGAGGAATTTGGCTCTACATTAGATGATGTTCAGCGTGAAGAATTGCGAAACTTCCAAAAAACGGTTGATGAAACAAGCACAGCCGTCGCAAACTTTGGAAGTACAGCAGGAAGCGCTGAGAAAGTCTCTGGAGCCTTTAAAAAGCTATATGAAGAGATTGCTGCTGCTGCGGATAAAACCAACAAACGAATGGAGGAGTTGGGTGCTAAGTGGGGTCTTAGCGAGGGCGATATCGCAAGAGCGAAAGAAAAAAATGCTCAGGTCGTATCTAATACTGAGTCCATGATGGATCAAATCAATGAGATTTATCAGCGCCATAATGGTGATGCGAGCAAGTTCTCTCAAGAGGAGAAAGAAATCATTCTGAACAATCAGAATGAGATGATCAAAGCCAAACTCTCAATGATGGATTTATCGGCTGAACAACAGACGGCAGCTTTACAAGCTTTGAATGGCGATATCAGAAGTCTGAACGAAACGCAACTGAAGCATACTAGAGATGTTTTGAAACAAGCTTTAGATGAAGAAAAACAACTTTATGAAACCTCAAAAAGTGAGTTGAAAGAGTTGCTTAACGGAAAAGCGATTGACCAAGAAACTTATAATAAGAGAATTCAAGAACTTGAATCGAAACATAACCAGACAATGGAAGCTCTGGGAAGTAAGTATTACCAAGTTATGAAAGCTATGGATGAAGAGTGGAAAACTCGGACTCGTTCTAACACTGGTAATAATTACTGGGAAGAAGCCAAGAAAATTCTAGAAGAATATGGGCTATCCTATGAAGAAATCGGAAAGAAAGCTGCGGAAGCTTCTCAAAAGGTAGGTAATTCGCATAGCATCCTTGCTAACTACACTAGTGAGATGAGCAAGGAAGTGAAAGAGGCTAACGATGCCTGGTCGTTGCTTGTCGGTAACATCAATGAAAATGGTAATTTTGAAGTCAAATCAAATGTTAAGGAAGTGATTGGAGAGGCTGCTAAATCTGCAGAAGGTTGGGAACAATTGCAGTTTATTGCTAAGACTGCGGATATCAACTCAAATGCTCGTGTGACTATCGCTGAGGCTCTTGTCGAATCTGGTAAATGGAAAGACATGACCCTCGAAGAGAAACAAGTAATCGTCAAGAACCAAGCTGGGTTACAAGCCATCTTTGATAGTGAAACCCATCTTAAAACATGGAACAGTATGCCGGCGGAAGTTAAAGAACTTCTCATGAAGAATACAGACATCATGAACAAGGCGGAGGAAGCCTCAAAGGCTCTGTCTAACTATGAAGCTCTGAAACCAAAACAGAAGGAGTTGCTGGCCAATGATGAAAGTGTCCGAAAAGCAGTCGCTCGCTCAACTGATACTCTGACAACCTGGAATGCAACTACTCCGTTTACAAAAGATTTGAAGGCAGATCCTACGAATGTTTTGAACAATGGCCAGTTATCTATTGATAAGATTACAGCTTGGAATTTCGCATCTGCTGAGGCGAAATCATTGGATGCGGTAGATAATACGAGCGCTGCCGTTGGTAGTGCAATTTTGAGTGTTAATTCACCGAAACAAGAAACTCCTATCAATTTGTTTGCGGCTGACCAGACGGGCGGTGTACGAAACGAGACAAGCGGTGCCATCAATGCTATTAAGCAATATAATCCAGTGGATATTCTTGCTAAGAATAGCACTTCTGCGACTGTTAGTGAGGTCAAAACTGGTGTGAATGGTATTCAGGATAAGACTGTTACTATCAATGCTCGAGACAATGCTTCTGGTGTTCTTTCAGGTATTAAAAGTTGGATTAACAGTGTTACTGGTGATTTCTTTACGAATATCTTTGCGAGCAAGCATGCTCACGGGACCAACTATCACCCGGGCGGTCTTGCTATCGTCAACGACCAAAGAAATAGCAACTACAAGGAAATGGTTACTCTGCCAAATGGTCGGAGTTTCATCCCTCAAGGTCGCGATGTCTTGCTCCCTCTTCCAAAAGGTTCTAAGGTTTTGCGAGCTGATAAGACCAGACGTTTGATGCGTGAGATGGGTGTCCCTAAATATGCCTCTGGTATCGGGATCCCGAGTGATGCAAAATTTCTTCGTGAAATAGAACAAGCTCAACGTAATATCACTATTCAGACTACAAGTGTTCAGAACGGGCAAGATACAGACAAAGTTGTGTCTGAGATGAGGATTCTGGGAGCAAGTATGGAGAGAATCCTTACTGCCATCCTTGAAAAATCGTCAGATGTCTACCTAGACAATGACATTATTTCACGCAAAACCTATGAACAACATGGGGCTATCTATGCAAGGGAGGGAATTTAATGTTTTACATGATTATTAATGGTTTTAATACATCTACTATCCCTCACTGCGTTGTGACGGATTTTGGAGAAATTGAGGCTGCTAAACCTCATGCGGAATCAGTAGATGTATATGGTTTGAACGGAAGCTATCGAGTGTTAGATGGTTCTTATGAAAGCTACGAACGAACGATATCCTTTTATGTACCAAAACTTGTAGATATTTCAACAATTGTAGATAAATTCCAGCCCAAAGAAAATGTAATAGAATTCAGTTATCAACTTGGATCATATTTCTATGCAGATTTTTCAGGAGCAACCTACAATCGTAACGGAATGCATGCCTGGAAGATAGACGTTAAGCTAATCATGTACCCTTTCCGTTATCAAAAAGATGTATCGCCTGTGGTGCTGACGGCGACTGGTACAATCAATAATCCTGGGACAATTTACTCTGAGCCAATCATTGAGGTTGAGGGAGATGGTGACGTCTCTCTTACGATTGGCCGTAAAACCATGTATCTAGCGATTAAAACCAAGGCTACAATCGATTGTCGGCAAGGCAAGCAGAACATCTACAATGCTACTGGTGCGGTTCAGAACACTCTCAGGAAACGTGGAGGGTTCTTGGAAATTCCGACTGGTAAGGTAGGTGTTTCGTTTACTGGAAACGTTCGTAAGATTACTATTCGACCGAATTGGAGGTATAAGATTTGATTTATTTAACAAATGGGAATATGCCTCTGAACGCTGCCTATGCTGATGAAATTGTTCAAGAGGCCAATAGCACCTACCAATTGACCTTCCGATTTCCGACCTCGGATTCATTGTGGGAGCAGTTGAAGGAGGAGACATTCCTAAAGGCTGATGATCTTCATGGCGAGCAGGATTTTGTGATTTTCGAGGTTGAGAAGAAGCATGGATATATTCAGGTTTATGCTAACCAAATATTCACTCTCTTGAACAACTATATGGTCAATCCTATCTCTTTAGATAGGCAGACTGGTTCGACTGCCTTGAGTCGTTTTGCTGGCGCGATCACTCGTGACAATCCATTCTCATTTTTCTCTGATATTGAAGACAGACACACTTTCAATATTGGCTCTAAAAATGCCATGGAGGCATTTGCGAAAGATAAACACTCAATCCTTGGACAATGGGGCGGTGACCTTGTGCGACATGGCTACCAGGTTCGTTTGTTAAAAAATGGCGGTTCAGAGAATGAATCGCTTTTTATGTACAAGAAAAACCTGTCTAGCTATCAACACAAGACTTCTACCAAGTCTTTAAAGACTCGAATTACTTTCACGACGACTGTCAAGGGTGAGGGAGAGAAGGCGCCTGATCGCACCTTCACGGTCACAATTGACAGCCCACTCATTAACAAGTACAGTCAAATCTACGAAGATGTGATTGAAGTTAATGACCAAGACGTGAAGGATGAAGCAAGCCTTCGGAAGTATGGTGAGCAGTATTTCAGAACAACGCTCTGCGACATGATGGAAGATAGCCTTGAGCTTGAAGTTGTCGGTCAGAGTGACGTTCCTGTCCAAATGTCTGATATTGTGAGTCTATTTCATGATGTATACAATCTTGACGTGCGCAAGAAGATTACTAAGTACACTTACTCACCGATGGCTAATAAGCTACTATCTATTGGATTTGGACAATTTAAGTCAGGTTTGTCCAACATGGTTTCTAACGCGGTCAGTGACGCGGTTAAGAATGAAGCTCAACAACTTCAAGATGATTTTGAAAGGCAGTTAGCAAGAGAACTCAAGAATGCTGACCTTGCTTTTGATAGGCAGAAAGAAGAGTTGGTTAACCAATTTACAGACGGTCTTAATGCTGCCAAAGCCAAAGCTGAAGAAGTCAAGCGTCAACTCTCTGATACTATCGACCAGCGCTTTAGCAGTTTTAACAACGGCCCATTACAAGAAGTCAAGCGCAGGGCCGAAGAAGCCTTGCGAAACTCTGGTGCAAGTAGCTTACTCGCTCAAGAAGCCAAGCAGATTGGTGAGCAAGCCAGGGCGGATATTACTAATCTGCAAGCATCTTCTCAAAATGCGCTTAATCAGATTGAGTCGTTCAAGACTCAGTACGGCACTAAGCTGAATGAAGTTAAGAGCACTGCAGACGGTCTGCTGACTAAAATGGGCGCAGTTGAGACCTACATCAGCAAAGATGGTCAGCGACAGGAGAGCTTGCAGCGTTATGTAAGAGACGAATCTGCTAAACAGGTTAGCGCAGTTCGTGAGCAGATATCTAGAGACTACGTCGGTAAAGCAACCTATCAGGAAGATGTGAGAGCTATTGAACGAAGGTTTGAAGCTATCACCAACCCACAAAATGGCTCGATTGCTACTCAGATTGCCAACTACAAGACAGCAGTAGACGGACGATTCGCAGACATCACGTCAATGATTTCTGGCAAAGCTAATCAGACGGATTTCCAGCGGGTACAAGAAACCAGCCAGCTCTATGAGCGTATTCTTGGAAATTCTGAGAACGGGATTGCTGATAAGGTCGCTCGCATGGCTCTGACCAATCAGTTGTTTCAGGTTGAAGTGGCTAAAAATGTTGGAGATATCCGAAATTATGTCAAAAATGCTGATTTTCGTGAGAGTTCTAAAAGTTGGAAAGAATCGAATATATCTGGATTAAATTTCAACTATGAACACTCATTGAAAAATAGAGGCAAGACAGGTATTCACATCTATGGTTCAGCTGGAACAACCGAATTTTACGGAATACATCAAACATTCAAATTCGAAGGTTCGAAAAACGATAACGTAATCCTATCGTTTTTAGCTTCAAAAGATGGAGCTAATGATTTTAGTGGTATTAAGATTGGTGTTCATTGTAGAAAAAACAATGCGATTATTTCTCAGATGTGGAGAACTATCCAAAATTCAGAAATCACAGGTTTTTCGTATAAAAAAATAATCCTAACGTTTAATTTACCAGTAGATATTGATGAAGTAACCTTGATGTTTTATGGTGAGCCGAAAAAAACCATCAATATTTATATCTCTGAAATCAAATTTGAAAAAGGAAGTAATGCGACATCATTCACGCTAGCACCTGAAGATACCGACGAAGCGATTCGATCGGTTCAAAGTCAACTGACTGGTTCGTGGGCTGTTCAAAATCTGACAAGTGCAGGCTCAATCATTTCACAAATCAATGCGACTAATAATCAAATCTTGATTGAGGCCGAAAAGATTCGTTTGAAAGGTAAGACGCTAGCTGACCAATTCACGGCGATTGATGGTTACTTCAAACGCTTGTTTGTCGGTGAGGGTGCGTTTGCGACTCTTAATACGGATATTTTGCGAGCGAACTCCATTACAGCTGATAAGCTGGTCATGGATATGGCCATGGCAAGACGATTCGTATCGAGCGACATCTTCACAGATACGCTTGCTGCTAAAGAGGCTTTCATCAACAAGTTGCGGTCTGTAGTAGTCACGGCGACTTTGCTTGAAGGTTACAAAGGCCGGATTGGTGGATTCCAGATTGGTACACATGAGAAAGATTCGTCCGTGTACTGGATAACTGGTCAAAACCAATTTTCAGTCGGCATGAGTAATGGGTCTGGCCAATGGTCGCAAACAGCTTTGTGGGTTAATTGGGGCAACAATTGGGCGTATCCTGGAAACTATGCATGGTACGTAAAAAACAACGGCAAAATGTATTGCTACAATACAGCAGAGTTCTGGAACACGCCAGTCATCCACGGCAATCTCCGTGTTACCGGGCACATTTACTACAACAATGAGAACTCAGGAAAAACTGGTCATTGGATTCACTCGTCTAAGTACTCAAATTTTGAGCCTTCGGATAACTATCTATATATGTATTATAGCGGTTCAGGCTACGACTGGATTCCGATGAACAAAGAGATTTCAGACCGTCGATATAAGCACAATATCGAAGACAGTACAGTCTCTGGCCTCGATGTTATCCAGAAGCTTAAAACGTACAGCTATCGCAAAGAATACGATGGAAAAATAGAAGATATCGCTTGCGGTATCATGGCGCAGGATGTCCAGAAGCACGCTCCTGAAGCATTCTTTGAGAACCCTGACGGTGCATACTCTTACAACACATTTGCTCTTGTGCCTTATCTTATTAAGGCCATTCAAGAGCTCAATCAAAAAATAGAAAAATTGGAGAAAACAGCATGAACGAACAAGACAAACAAATCAGCAGCCTAACAATCAAATCGTTAGGTGAGAGAGTCAGTAATGAGGCTACCCAATCAGCAACTCTGGAAGCTCTCTATACAGTAACCGCTATGGAACTGGAGCAGATGAAACGAATCATCGAATCAGACGAAGAGCTCAAAGCTAAATTTGAAGAAGTGAAAGGACAAATGACAAATGGCAATTAGTAGTTATGAACTAGCGACCAAACCTTATACTCGTGGTTTTGGAGACAAAGTTACAACCGTTGTAGAAATCCGTTTGCAAGACGGGAATCGCTATAGCACTAACCAGCGGGAATTGGCTGGTGATCGTACACAAGACCAAGAAGACGTTTTGATTCAAGCGGTGCTGGACATCCTAAAAGCCGAGCTGGATCCGGGGAGTGCCATCGTCAAAACGCAAGCGCAGCTTGAACAGGCTGAACAGAAGATTGCGCAGAATGAGAGTGAACAGAACAGACTCTCTGCGCTTGCAAATAAAATCGATAAAGTCGTACGTGTCATGGCTCAAGATTCTATCATGGGTGAGAAAATTGCCTATGGAACAACTTATAAGGAGCTTGTCGAACTCTTCCCACTTGCAGAGGAAGGCAAGGCCTATCAACAGGGTGATATGTTTGTGATTGAAGATCCTGAACACGTCGAATTGAACGGAGAGGGCAAGCGTGTCTTGATTCAGACAAATCAGACTTTCACTTACAAAGGCGAATCTATCAAGCAACTTGAAGGTGGACCATCTCAAAATGGTTTACTTGCTATTTGGAAGTGGGATGGCCAAAAGAATGGAAGCGATCTTGAAACCACTCGAGTTTCTGCACAGTAGATTGGAAGTGGTCTGATTGGAATTACTAGCATTTCTGGATAAATTGAGTCCGATCCTAATCGTAATCATTCCTAGCTATTTTTCTTTTAAAAGCACGCAGAACACGAAAGAGACTGACAAGCAAATCAGTCTCTTATCTGACAAAATTAGCGCTATTGAAAAGACAGTCTCAAATGTTGAGAACATTGGCAAAGATAATAGCAAAGGTTTGAGCGTTATTGGAAAAGGTCTTCAAAGACTACAGCGTTTTCGATTGCAAGAAAACCTAAAAAAAGCAATTAGACGAGGCAATACCAATCAGCATGAGATTGAGGAACTGTCTCGTCTTTATGAAAGTTATGTCGAACTTGGTGGAAATGGAGCCATCAAGGTATTGTATGAAAAATTTCTGGCATTGGAAATTGTGGAGGAAAATATAAATGCAACAGATCAATGAAATTTTAATCAACGGAGCAGTAAGCATCCTAGTCATTTTGGCTGGTATCGCAGTCAAAGCAGTCAAAGACTACCTTGTCCAAAAAGGCGGTGAAAAGACCATCAAAATCGTTGAAATCTTGGCTAAAAACGCAGTAAATGCTGTGGAACAAATCGCCTCTGAGACTGGTTTCAAAGGCAAGGATAAGCTTGAGCAGGCTCGTGATATGATTCGAGCAGAACTCAATAAATACGGTATCAGCATGACTGATAAGGAACTAGATACATTTATCGAGGCATCGGTTAAAAAAATGAATGACGCATGGAAAGGGGAATAATAATGGATATTGATACAAGTAGACTAAGAACTGACTTACCGCAAGTTGGAGAACAACCCTATCGTCAGATTCACGCTCATTCAACGGGTAATCCAAATTCAACTGCCCAAAATGAAGCAGACTACCACATGCGACGACCTGTTGATTCAGGATTTTTCTCGCACGTTGTAGGCAACGGCCGTGTGATGCAGACCTGGTACACAGACATGGGAGCATATGATGTAGGAGGTGGCTGGAACGTTGAAGGATACGGTCAAGTTGAACTGATTGAAAGTCATAGCACAAAAGAAGAGTTTATGCGTGATTACAAGCTATACGTCGAACTTTTGCGAAACCTTGCTGATGAAGCAGGAATTCCGAAAACACTGGACTCTGACAGTCTAGCAGGTATCAAGACACATCAGTATTGTACATACAATCAACCTCGAAATTACTCAGACCATGTGGATCCATACCCTTACTTGGCCAAATGGGGTATCAGTCGTGAGCAATTCAAGAAAGACATCGAAGGCGGTCTATCTGAAGCAGGCTGGAAACGTAATGAAACTGGTTGGTGGTGGGAGGAGTCGGATGGCTCTTATCCAACAAAATGCTGGAAGCAAATCAACAACGAATGGTTCTACTTTGATGATCGTGGTTATTGCCTAATCAATCGTTGGTTCAATGATGGAAAAGATTGGTTCTATCTTGACAAACGTGGGGCAATGGTCACAGGATGGATGTTCCTTAACCATCGCTGGTATTTCTTCAAATCAGATGGTCGCATGGCCACTGGATGGGTGAAATACCGTGAAACCTGGTATTTTATGGAAGAGAAAGATGGTTATATGCTATCTAAACAATTCATCAAATCGGGCGATGGCTGGTATTATCTGAAAGCAAACGGTGAACTACACACGGATCCTGAATTCAAAACCGAACCAGATGGTCTTATCACAGTAGTTGATAAACCAAAAGAAGAAAAATAAAAACAGAAAGGACTTTCAAATTAGATTACACCAACCGCAGGCAATAGCTTGCGGTTTTTTTGTTTGTCTAAAGAAGGTTGGATTTAAAATATAATCTATTTCTCTGAAAGGAGTTTCAAAATTAAAAAAAGTAATGATTTCCTCACTGTTTTTTTATTTTTTCTACGAATAGATAAGTAGGAGGAAGAAATATGAACATTTTGAGCATTGAACTTGCTAGCGTAGAGAAGACTGATTTGGGTTTTGAGCATTGGGTAGATGTAACTTATCAAGCGCCTATTTTAAAAAATGAGTACACGGTCAAATTGTTGCTCTTGACGGAGTGCAAGATAGAGGACCATGAAGTCATTGAATACCTGGTATCAACTTGGAAGTATCGCGACCTGGTTTTGCATTCGGTAAGAATGTACGAGATGGAACGAAGTGATCGCACATAATGCCTTGCCCCAAACTCGCCCCAAAAGTTTTTTAAAGTTATCTTTATTTATATGAAGAAAAAATAAAAAAGCCCGTAAAATCGGGCTTTGTTTTCGGATAAATTCCGATATTTTTGGTATAATAAGGCGGTAGACGGATTAAAAGCTATCGATTTATCGGGCTTTGTGGGTATTTCGCCCCAAATCCGCCCCAAATTTAAGCAGTTAGGAATATTTCTTTTATTTGTTCAAAGTTTTTATCCGCTAGTGCTTCCATCTGGTGTGAGTAGACCTTTAAGGTTATATCTGGACTTTCGTGACCTAGTAGCTTTGATATGGTTACGATGTCAATTCCTTTGAATATCAGGTAAGAAGCGTAAGTGTGTCGCAAACTATGATTTCTTACTGGACGGCCTACAAGCTTTTTTATCAGCTTGTTACACGCTGAGTTTGAAACTCCAAAACATACCCTATTTTTAATGTTTGCTTGCCAATATTTCTTCTTATAAGTTTTTAAAGTTTCAATCGTGATCTTATCGATTGGGATTTTTCTTTTTGAGCTTTCGTTTTTCAAATCTCCAAAATCTTGAGTCTTTGAATAATCAAAGCTCTTGTTTATATCTATGATTCCGTTTTGTAAGTCTATATCATTCCATGTAAGCCCCAGAGCTTCAGAGAAGCGCATACCAGTCACTGAAAGGATGTAGAGGGTAAAATAGGACGCATACTGTATATTTGAGCGTGTGGACGAAATTAGAGCCTTATATTCGCTTTCTTCCAAGAAGTCGTTATCCTCTGACCTGGTTTCTATTTGAGACTTAACCTTGGCATCTTCAGCAAAGTTGTAGCTGATCACTTGCTCTCTGACTGCAACTTTTAGAGCGCCTTTTATCTGATAGTGGAATTTCTCAAGTGTTTCCTGGGCATATTTCTCGCCAAATTCATTGAGCCGTTTTTGATAATATAAAGGTGTTATATCCTTTACTTTCAAATCTCCAAAATAGGTTTTGATATGCTTTAGATTTTTGGTATAAGTGTCCCAGGTCTTATCCTTGACGTGCGGTCGCTTGTATACATCTGACCATGTTTTAACAAAATCATAGAGCGTGACGTCTTTGTCTGTCAGTATATTCTCGGATAGATTATCCTCTATCTCTCTTGCTGCAGCTTGAGCCAGTTTTTTGGTCTTAAACCCGCTTTTTGATTTCTGCTTATATTTGCCATTTTTGTCTTTATAAGATATGCGGTATTCCCAACCGTTTTCTCTTTTTCTAAAGTATGCCATTGTTTTTACCTCACTTTTTTGATAAAATGGGTATAGTAAAGAGGGCTTTTTAATGCCTTTTACTATACATGGATATCCTCACGCTCAGAGTCGCCAAACTTTGCGAGTGTGGGGATTTTTTTAATACTCAAATCCATCTACTAAGAAGAGAGGAATTTCTTTCCCTTTATATGAGTGTGTACCGTTTGCTCGTACATAAAATTTTGAAATTTTGGTTACATCAAATTTTTCTTTATCTTCAACAAAGATTTTTAAAATAGCAGGACTATCTTTATCTCCATTCAAATGAACTAAATATTTGGAGAAAACCGTACTTGGGTCAACGACTTGTTCTACAGAATCATCAATAACTAACTTAGTATCATCTGGCCAAGCGCCGTACCAATTATTATCCACAATTTTGTATTCGCCAATAGGTGTTGATTTAAAATTTTTGGCAGGAACAATTTTTGCTTTACCTTCTGATTTTTTTAGTTCATTTTTTGAAGAAGATTTTAGGGCGCCGTTTGTTTTCAGAGCATTATTTTCTTTTGTATCGCTGCATGCTACTAAAAAAGATGCGAGAACTAAAGCTGTTGCTAGTAAAGTTATTTTCTTCATTAGCTTTATCCTTTCTAATTAACCAATGCTAAGTATTCCTCTTAACCCTCTCTATACAAATCCACAACTTCGCCGATAATTCGGAAGTCCGTATCTGGTGTGATTCGCATATCCTTGTATGCAGGGTTCAAGCTATGTAGGTAAGCTTGGTCTTCATCAATAACAAGTTGCTTGATGTAAGCATCACCGTTATAGTTGAATACTCCGATAACTCCGTTATTTAAGTCCACGCTTGTCTGGATGAATACAAGGTCGCCATCGTGATAGTCAGGCTCCATGGAGTCCCCTTTGATTGGAATAACAAAGTCAGCATCGACATCAATCGGCAACTCAATCTGTTCCACTCGTACATCGTTCAAATACTGACCTGTACCTGCAGAAGCTGGGTGGTCGTAGTAGTCGTAACTGTAGAGCTGAATAACTTCCGATACTTCTTTTGGTTGAGTTTTTTCTTCGTTTCTCTGCTCTTTCAGTTGCTTTTCAGCGTATGTCAGGACTTTCTCCTGCCTTGGCTGGTGCAACTGGTCGTAGATGGTTTGGATTGGGGAAGTGGGAGAGATAGGTATATTACATGGTTCTCCCGCCATAGAGTAAACCACAGGATTAGAAGTAATAAATCTCGGATCTAGAGTAGATTTTGGGACTCCAAAAAAATCTGCAATTTTTTGAACATTACCCGGGATTGGCAAAGAAGTTCCTTTTACATATCCCGTCAATGTGCTAGGCGGTATCCCTGTCGCTCGAGATAGCTCAGCTTGCTTACAATTTCTATCAGATAAAATTGAGTTAAGATTTGCAGAAAAGACTTTCATATCCTCTTTATCTTGAGGAGTTAATTTTCCTCGTCCTCTTGCCATATTTCCCCCTCCTATATTCTTTACTATATAATACCGTTTATTTTCGATTTTGTAAATAAAAAATTCGGAAAAATTACGAAAAAAATCGAAAAGTTATTGACGTACGATTTAAATCGTAGTATAATATAATCAAGCTTAAGGAAATAACAAAACAAGCAGGAGAAAAACAATGAATAAAGGACTTACAACACAAGAACAAATCGCACTAGCAAAAGAAATCTTACAAGTTAAGAACCGCAGAGAACGCTCATTGAAACTAGGAGAAATCCTAGATCGTGAAAAACTATCATCAGATGATATGTACGCATTGTACAATACACTACTGACAGCCATCAGAGTTTACGGCGATGTCATCGGATTTGACGACAAAGATTTTCAAGAAATGGCTCTTACAATCTTAGTTTTTGAAAAGGTTGAAGAGGCTAAACAAGCTAGGGTAGCGTAGAGGGGGCAATTCCCCTCCTAGTTATTGCTCATAGAGCGAAAAAAATAGAAAGGAGAAGAAAGATGAACGAACTAGAAAGAACAGCCCTCAATGAGATATTGAGGACCGTGACTTATATAGCTGAGAAGTTGGATGAAGTAGATTCTAAGATTTCTCAATCAGAAGAAGATGTAAAAAGCAACGCTTCATCTGCATCGTAATCAGCAGCAATAAATTGAGCCGCCGAGAGAATGAACTTCTTTAAATCATCGATATCTTTACCATCGTGTCTGCGGACATAATGAGTTTCATCATTACCTATCCAGGCAACAGATTTTGCTAAGGCTTGAATTTTTGGAAAATCATTCAAGTAGTCAGCGATTACTTGACCAAGCATGATTGATTTGATGTGTTCTTCGTCAGATGGATTTTTTGAAATTACGTAGTCCTTTATTAGGAACTCAGCAGCTTTGCGATAGCCGACGCCTGCTATTTGATCTAATACTTCTCTTTCTGCAATTGTAGCTTGAGAATAAATTTCAACAAAAACAGGAGAAACTTTTTCTATATTTTGAGGGAGTTTTACTTTGATAGGTGGACGGTAGCTGTATTTAGCAATTGAACAAAGTTCAGATGTAGATGTGAAAATATACTCGACAGCAAAGTATTTTTTACAAGCTGAGCGTGAGCAACGAAAAGTTACAACAAAGCGAGCATTTCCATTATAGTAACTGTCCTCGCTGTCTGAAACATGTATTTTTTCAGGCGAGATACTTTTTCCGCAATGTGGGCAATATTCAGGGTATTCGATTTTTACTGTCTGGCGACTTGAATCATAGAATGAAACGGTAGCAGTTTTCATAGTTTTCTCCAATCATTTTATTTTGATTATACCATATTTGAAAGGGGGTGAGAGGGTGATCTTGAATAATAAAAAGCCTTGGCCTACTTTACACTAGGTCAAGACCTGCACACTTTGATAAGGTTTCACAGTCGGTGTAAAGCGACTGGTTGAAACTTCGCTGGTCATGCGTCCAGCACTGCAATCAACGTGGTTTGGCTAGTCTTTGAGTGTCGCTCGGTAGTTGTCTGTCAGTCCCGCTATAAGCAGAGCTGCAGTCCCTCTTATAGTCGGCGACAGGCTCCATGCAGTCGCACTCGCAGTAAAAACGTGTTGGTTACCTAGCCAAACTGAATCACTGAACCACAGTCCCCTTCAAAAATTTTGCCAATTTGCATCAGCTCCTTTCTTGTTAAGGATAATATAAATATATACTGTTTTTGAAGGGGTTACATCGGTCTTAAGACTGATTTTTGGAGACAATCATGGAAGATAAAATCATCGAACTTGCTGACTACTTCATCAGCGAATCTAAAACGTACAGAGAAGCAAAAATAGCGTGTGAGAAGCTATTAAAACAAGTTAGTCATGAGATTGAACTCAGGGCGCTGGAAAATGAGACGGTATGAAAGGAACAAATAGAAAAATAAGGAGGTAGAAACGTGCCGAAAATGACATTGAGAGCATTAAGAACGAATTATAACTTATCTGCAAAAGAAGTCGCCGATAAACTTAACATTCATCAACAAACACTGTTGAAGTATGAGCATGATAGTTCAAAAATCCCAATGGATCTTTTAGACAAACTTGCTCGACTATACAATGTCGAAAAGGATTTTATTTTTTTAGGCAAAAAATACGAATTAAATCATAATCTAGGAGAAGTGTGAATGGACAAACGAGAGTTACAGAAAGGGGCTTAAATATGAGGTATGCAGTATATTCTAAGAAATACTCACGAAAATTACACGGCTATCAATAACACTTTCACTCAAGATAAGCAACTGAAACCAGCTACAATAGGGATTTTGGCAGTCATACTGACTAACAAGTCTGATTGGGTTGTGTATCCTGACGAGATTGCACGACGTCTAGGGATAAGTAGGCGCACGGTAGATGAGCACTTTAAACTTTTAGAGAAAGCTGGTTATCTCAGAGTATACCGCTTAGGGCTAGGCAGAGGTAAAGGTGTCTCAGTACACAGGTTTTTTTCAGATATGCCTATCTCAGATGATTACTTTGAGTATCTAAAAACTAATCTTGAAAAAGAGTTATCCACAGATGACGAAGTTTAAAAATACAGTTGGGAAAAATTGCCATGTGTAAAATTGCCATGTGTAAAATTGCCATGTGTAAAATTGCCATGTGTAAAATTGCCATGTGTAAAATTGCCATGTGTAAAATTGCCATGTGTAAAATTGCCA